ATGGAAGTTTATCTTTAACAGATATAAGTACATTGCAAAACAATGACAGTACTCCTGGTGTATCAAGTAATAATGTAACTATACAATCTGATGGTGTATCTAAAATAATGATATTAGGCCCATACGAAATGGGAGATAATATATACATATGTCCTGAGTCTATATTAGATATAAGAAATATAGAAGGTAGCGTTGGTGTTGTTATTAGTGAATCTTTTATGAATAAAACTTTATTAGAATTAATGATAGAATTCATAGTAGGACAAGAAAAAGATTTTTCTAAATATTCTTTAACAGGTCAAGAAGTGTTTGATTACTTTGCTGAAAATTTATCTAGTAACATTAATTACAATTATACAAATGTACAAAATCTCTGGAGTAAAACTCTTCAAGAGTTATTATTTGATAATGTAGATTTAGGTTTAAGTGCATTACAAAAAATTTCTTTTAAAGAAGAAGTAGGAACTATAGTAAATTCTCATGATTGGAGTTTAGGATTAATAGGGCGTAAAGATGAAATTGCATTTGGAATGAATGCTTTTTGTGAAAACCTATTAGAAATAAATAATAATAACACAAATACAAAATATGCAGCAGGTACAAATCCTAGTTTAAATCAAAACTATTATGAAGATTTAATTGACTATTTATATTTTAGTATTGGTTTTAAAACAATAGATACTGCATTAAATGTATTTAACAATACAGCAAATACTTTACAACAATTAGCTGTAGCTTCGTCATATACTAAAAAGAATTTATTTTTACGTCGTTTAAGATCTTTAAATTTAGTTGATATACAAATCTTGACATGAAAAAAATAGCCATACTTAGAAGCACTTCAGGCATTGGAGATATTTTAATGATATCTCCAATTATTCGTGAATTATCATTAGTAAACAATACTAAGATTGACTTCTATACAAACCTATCATATATAAGTGAAATAAAAGTTTTAAACAAAAACCCTTTCGTAGGGGGTGTATATGATATTGATAGTTTTGATCATCATGTTTATAATACAGTGCATGACTTATCATATATAGCATATGCTTATGAGCAAGCTGGATATTCTTTATCTAGACAAGAAATATTTGCTAAATATTGTAAAGTAGCACCTAGTAGTTATTTGCCTGTATATACTAATAATATCTCATATTCTTATGATAAAAAAACTATAGCTATACATACAGAATCAGCTGAAGATAGAAGAAGTTGGTCCTATGAATATACAGAAACATTGATAGGATGGATATTAGATAATACTGATTGCAATATAATATATTTAAATCAAATGCCTCTTAAAATAAAAGATAAACGTATTTCTAGTTATTCGAATTATGAACTTAAAAAATGTGTTCAATTCTTATCAGGTGCAGATTTATTAATATGTGTAGATAGTTGTTTTATGCATTTTGCAGCTATGTTAAAAGTTAAAAGCTTAGTACTTTTTGGAAGTACTAAGCCTAAGTTGCGTTTAAAACATTATCCTACACATGATGCATTATATACTTCTGTAAAATGTAAAGGTTGTTTTTATAAAGATTGCAATAATTACATGTGTATGAAAGAAATAAAGCCTAGTCAAGTGATAAGGGAAATTAGTAATTATGCGTTTTTGTTTTGATATCGATGGGGTTATTTTTAAGATAAATAAAGATTATAAAAAACATGAGCCTATATCGTCTACAGTTAAATATATTCATCATTTAAAGTCACTAAACCATGAAATTGTTTTGTATACTGCTCGTAAAATGCAGACATTTAATGGTAATATTGGTAAAATAAATAAAGAAATTGTCGAAAGCACTCTATTTAATTTGAACAGGTATAACATACCCTATGATGAAATTTATTTTGGTAAACCAAATGCAGATGTGTATATAGATGATAAAGCTTTAAACTTTTATGATTTCAAGGAGTATGTTATGCAACCTCAATCTTCTCACAATTCAGATAGTAACAGTAATAATATCGGTATAATTACTTATCGCTTAAATGAAATGGAGAAAAAAATAGAAAAGAATTTAGAAACTTTATTATCTAGAGTAGATACTCTTATAGATAAAATCAATCATAGTGAGCTTAAAGTTAATGAACTTAAAGTTAAAGTTGATAATCTAGAAAGAGATGTTCAAGTTTTAAAACAAACAGATGACAAAACTAAAGAAGATCTAAATCAAATCAAAGTAACTATGGCTGAAAAGATTGGTTGGGGTGCATTAGGTGGTGGCACTATGACAATTATAGTCAAGTTATTTGAAAGTCTATCAGGAGGTCAATAATGGCTATTGAATTAAATAATCAATTTGATGCATTAACAGTACGTAGAATCTCGAATCTTGAAGAAAGAGTTCGAGATCTTTTTACGGCACAGAATCAAATGGTGTCACTTACACAAGTACAAGAACTGTTAACTGCAATTTCTACTGAGTTACAAGCAATGCATGAAACTTTAAATTCATTAGAACGTAGAGTTTCAATTTTAGAAGATATTCCAGATATTGATTAATCTTTAAAATAAGGATTAAAATCTTTTTTATTAGAATCTAAACCTAATTTAGATTCTAAATCTGCAATTTCTTTTCTCATTTTTTCTATGCGTTTTTGTAAATCAGATTTTTTATCTTTTTTACAATTACACATTATTCTTCACTTTGCGATGAAGAAAGTTGATCTTGCAATTTAGTGATTTTATTTTTACTGCGAGTTAAATCAGATTTAACTTTCTTAAGTTCAGCTTTAAGATCTTTAAGCTGAGAGTCTAATAATAACTTTTCACTTTCACATTTATCACATGAAGCAACTGGTTGTGAAGATTGATTAGCTAATTCTTGTTTAAGAGCAAGAATTTGATTTTCTAATGCAATAATTCTTTTACTAGTTTGTTGTCTTTCTTTAAATAAACTCATAATTAAAATCCTGTAGGTTTGTGAGGTGTAAATAATAAATGTGGTTCCCAATTTTCACTTTCAGAATTAAAAGATTGTTTCATATCTAAAATCGCGTGGATACCTTGTTTATCTATTCTAACAGCAAGTATGTTCTCCATTGCAAGTACTTCTGCAGTTCTTTCTGCTAACCATTTTTTGCCTTGGAGTTCCCATTCAGGAAGTCTATTATTAGTATTAAAATCTACAACTGTAGTTTCGTGATAATCTCTATTGGAGATATCATCAACAAAACTAATTGTTACATTTTTAAAATGGCGAACTCTTCTTAACCAAGTAAAGATTGCTTGAGGCAATTTTTCTCTACTAATTAATTCTGTTAAATTTCTACCAGCAGGTATAACCATTTTTACTGTTTTATTTATTTTAGGTCCAGATAGTTTTTTAACTAAACTGTATTGATTAGATACATTACTATTTGTGCCTAATTGCTGTATGGCAGTTTTTTTATCAATTGACATAAGTCCTCTTTATGATAATTAGAGTTATTACTAATATTATTTAGAAATTTATAAAAATCTTTTTTATCATAGTAATCTTCTGTGTATTTAATATACAGATAAAATAAAAAAGGATTTTCTTTTTCTATAATAGATAAATAACCACTATCTATAAATATGTCAAAGCATTTATTATTATTATAATAATAGGATTGATTAGTTAAAAAATCTCTTTTAGATTTATAAATGATTTTTCTAATTATTTTAAATAAAAAAGTTTTAATTTCACAAGTAATAAAATAAAACAATCTGTAATTTTTTTTATACTTAGGTTTTCTTTTATGTACCTTATTTAAATGCATTAAAAATGCTTCAACTAAATGATCTTTGAAAGAAAGATCATTTTGCAAAAGGTAGTTTTTGTACTTCTTTAACTTCCAATTTAAAGTTGCAATTGGACGATCATCTTTTTCTAATAATTTTAATAAAGTATATAAAGTTATATTTTTGTTATATTGTTTTGCATTAAATAAGTTAGTTATAAAATCAAAAAAGGAATCCACTGCTATAAGGATAAAAGCAATAGACTCCTTTTTTGAAATGTAACTCGACTTGACTTTACTCTGAGAATTTAAAGTAAAGATATTATGATAATGCAAAACAAAATCATTATAGTCAACAGTTATATATAATGATTTCTTTTTTGGTTTTATTATCATTTTTTCTTTTTGACAAGATAAGCATTGAATAGATCTATCCAATCATCTAAACGCATAGTTACTAAAATATCAGCTCTATCGTCTCTAGTTATAGCAACTGGTATTTTGCCATTTACATTAGCATCATCAATAGCTTGTCTAAGTGCAGCTTTTATATTGCATCTTTTATGTCTTTTAGCTTCTATATGAAGTATAGGCATATCAACATCGGATACTTCAGAACCACCTGATCTAGTTTGACCAATCCCTCGTTTGGCTGTTAGTTTAGTATTTTCTGTAAAATACTTAGCTAACTCTCTTTCAAAAGCAGCACCTTTTGTTCTTGCTCCTCGACCTCTTGAAGCCATAATAAATCCTTTACAATTATGTTTTTATTTTAAAATCAATTTTATCTGATTCACTAATTTTATCTATTATGTTATATTCTAATGCTTTTTGAGTGTCAAACCAATAAGAAGTTTTACCTTCAAAATATTTGTTCCAAATGCTTTTTTTAATTTTAGCTTTTCTTTGTATAAGTCTATCTGCAATTACTTTTGAGTTTGCATAGTGAGATGCAAACTCATTCATCTCGCTAGAAGAAGTAATAGCTGAACCATCTACTACAGGCTCATGGTAAAAGAAACTACAATTAGGTGTAGCTATTCTATAATCAGCAGCACTTAATATAATCAAACCAGCAGAAGCACATAAACCTGTAGCTTGAATAATAACAGGGTTAGGTAATTGAGTTATACAATCATATATAGCTAAAGCGTCTGTTAAGTTTCCACCAGGTGTATTTAAATGTATACCAATTGTATCTTCTGTATCTAAATGGTTTAAATGATAAAGCTGTGATATTAAAGAAGTAGCTGATTGAGCATTTACGTCTTGATTGAAACTGATAACGCGGCTATCAGGTCCATAAAACAATATTGAGTTTGGTTCCCATACAGTGTTGATCTTTTCTTGTTCCTCAAGTGCAAATAACATTTGAATTAGTTCTTCTTTATTCATGATAACCTCAATTTAATATTAATTGTTTTAAATATTCAGAAGTTATTTTACCAATTTCTTTATAAGAAATTTCTATGTATTTGTAATCTGCATCTAATAAAAATGTTTTCTTTCGATTATCTCTATACTTAATGTTAAAAAAGTTTTTCTGTTTTTCTTCATAGCTTATATCTTTTGTAAAAGATGTAGAGTGATAATGTTGTCTGCCATGTAATTCTATAATTACTCCAAACTCATCTATCCACCAATCAACAGCATCTTTATTATTAGGATAATCATCTACAAGAAATGATAAAGGTACTTCTTGATAGCAACCAAATTGCCTAAAGAAAGAATCGTTTGCAAATATGTCACGTACTTTATTATGGAAATTAGAAGCATTTTCATAATAAAAGAATTGATTCTTAAGTACACTTCTACTTTTCAAAATTACCTACAACAATCTCTTCATCTTTATTGAAACCTAATACACCTTTCGATACAAGAAATTGCACAAGTGCAGTCCATAAAGAATCGTCTTCTATGTGATGAAAATGACCAGTAGCACTTATTTGTTCTATATATATCTTTTGGCTCGGTTCATGTAATAAAGCTACATATTCACATAAACTTCTTTTTACAGTTGCTAAATGAGTCCAAGGTCCACCATAGAATAAGTCTGATGGAAGATTTATTCTTATCTTAGATGCTAGTACAAAATCACCGTAAGTTGGCATTTAAGCACTCCTTTCTTTTTATACAGTTTTTTTCATTACAGTAAAATCTAGGTTTAGGTTTTCTTTTTTTGTAATCTTTAAATAAAGATTTAAAATTATCCGTATTTACTTCTTTGTAATCTTCTAGGTCTATTGTTATATGTTTTAATCTATAGTCGCGTTGATTGCGATTTCTAAATGTAGGAGTAGGAATATATAAGAAATGCATCTTAACTGGTTCTCTTCTACGTTTTTGTTTAGTATGTATTTTTCTTAATATCTTTAATTTAAAGTAATTCAATGGGTTATTTTTTATATTAAATTCATCTAAATCTTTTGCAAAACATATAAGATGATAGTATGCGTCTTTATTTTGTTGTATTAAAATAAGATCTAAATTTAATTTTAATTCAATATCATCCATTTTTACTACAGGTTTGTAATCTACAAAACCAGGCATATATTTTTCTGTTGGAAATAAGTCAATATACTTAAAAAACAATTGACTATAAAAAGAGTGTAAATAACCTAAATCATCAATTGTGTTTATATCTGAGTAGTATTTTTTAATTAAAGTTTTTAAATAGTTATTTAAAAATAAATCTATATCTTTTAATTCTTTTTTTAAAATTAAATAATTTAACTTTAAAATTAAATCTTTAAATAAACATTGAGCTATAGAAAGCTTGTTAATATTACCGCCTAAATAATGTAAGTAATTGCAATAAGAGATTGTAATTACTTCATCTTCGTTATAACGTTCCATAAACTAACGATGTTGTTAAAGCTGTTACAATTACGCCACTGATTACAAGTGCAACTGTAGTTTTAAATTGTAGTTTTTTATATTGACTAGTTTTTAAATTAAGCTTCTTTATAAGTTCTTTTTTATCTTTTATAAGTTGATCATTATAAGATAAACAATCGTCATTTATTGTGTCTATTAATTTATCGCAAATTAAACGTTGTTCATCTATGCAATCTGTTTCATTATTAGATATACGATTCATTTCTGTTTTAATGTCTTCTAAATCAGCTTTATACAACAGTATTCCTTCAAATGGAGCAGGAACTGTTTGTTTTAAATAAACGACCTTATCAATTTTAAAAGTAGAAGTTAATTCATATTCAAAAAAATGAGGTTGCCAAGTAGAAGGATTTAATCCTAAATTAAATCCTTCAGCACTAACAGATAAACTAAATAAAGATAATAATAAAAATATTATTTTTTTATACATTGTTGTAATATACCTCCACAAATTAAACAATCTAGCTCACTAGAATTTATATTATTGTCTTTTAATGCTTTAGCAACAGTTTTGTCACATTTTTTTTTCATAGAATCTTCTTTGTTACGAAGATCTTCTATATGTTCTGCTTGTCTTTTATTTAGCTGTTTGATAGCAGCTTTCTTAGCGTTAATGTCGTCTTCACAAATACTATCTCTATCACATGTAGGAGATATTGAAATTCCAGCAATAAAGCCTATTAAAAAAATAGCTAAATAAATAAGTTCTTTTTTATAAGCAATTAAAAATTTTAAAACTTGCTCAATCATAATATCTCCTATTTAAATCATTTAAATGATGATTTAGATTCTTGTGTTTGTTCGTAAAGCTTACGAATATGTTTTGAAAGATAAATGGGTTTCATTTCATAATCTTTCATTTTAGCTTCTTTGATACTACATATAGTATAATTTACAGAAGTAATATTTCCAACTTCAGGAGTAATATAGCCTCTTTGAATCAAAGTTTTCCTTACTCTTTCAACTGTATTACCAATATAGCTATTGCCTGCTTCAAGGTAATAGAAAACTTTTTTACTGTGTAGGTAGACACCTAAATCTTTATCACTAGACATTTTTTAACCTTATATTATCTGATTGTTTATCTTGCGTAGAAGATTCTAACAAAATTAATGTTTTACCGAAACTAACATTTTCAATTGAATGTAATGTATCAGGTTGTATACAAAAACTTTCTTTTTCATTTAAAGTGCAAGTTTCTTTTAAACTTCCATCTTTTTTATACAAAGATATATTTGCAACACCTTGTACTACATAAAATGTTTCATGCTTCACTTTATGATAATGTTTAGAAGTAGAACAACCTTCATAAATATTTAATTCTTTTGTACAGTATAAATCGGTATTTATAAAGATTTTTTCAAATCCCCAAGACTTATTAATAATATCAAAGTTTTGTAAATAACCTGTGTAATCTTTACTCTTCATTATATTCTTCACTATCTACAAATATTACTTTACGTCCATCAGATCTAACTTGACCAGAGTCTTTTAAATCTTGAAATTGATGTATTTCATTTGTTGCATCATCAACAGATACAGGTTTTAAAGAAACAGTAGAAGGATCAAGATCTACAATAAGTTTATCTTTAAATCCGCTAATTTTGTTTTTTGTAAAATGTAATAATAAACGAGGACGCATATTATTTTCCTCATCACGCCAAAAGATTTCGGCATGTTGTTTCCTATCATGCATATCATTGTATACATGCCAAATAACGTTAGGTCTATACATCAAAGCTCTTGCGTCTGCTAGATCATCATCAACAGGTAAAGACAACTTAGAGTTGTCTTTTGGCATATTCTTACGATACTCAGCAGTAGCAATCATAGCTGCATGATATTTAACAGTTAGATTCTTTTGTTGATTAGAAATAGCTGTCATTCTACTAGATTGTTCTAGATTCATAAAATCAAGATAATTGTGAGTATTGTCACAAACCATCATAATTTTACGATTAGGAAATCTCATACGATAATGTTTGAGATTTCTTTCTAGTGTAGATAATGTAGCACCATCTTCTGAATCGATAATAACAAGACGTTCTTTTTCAATAAGCTCTTTAAATATACGATTAGCTTCTTCATGAGCGTTAGTATACTCATAAGGCATATCAGATAAGTGTAAATTAGGTTGGACTACCATACCAATAGTTAATGCAACTCCATCAGGATAAGCCATTCTGTAAATGTTGGTTTTAATACGTGGCTCGATTTGTTCATATGAGTCGTCTGTACTGTGAATAATAACAGTAGCGTTTTCATCACTCATAGCAATATCAGTAGCAATCATAAGACAAGTAGCAGTCTTACCTGAGTTGGCACGACCACCTACATACATAAGTGCACCACTAGCCCAAGACATACCCCCATTCATATTATTAGAAAAATCTTTAAAATAGTCCATTTTAAAAGATGTTGAATTTTCATCATCTGCTGCAAGTGTTCTAAGTTCTTGCATAGCATCGAAACGTGACACTTGGTAATTAATACCAATAGTATCTGTTTTAAATTCTTTTTCAATGTAATCTAAAGACTGTTCATAAGAAGCAATATGAGTCCTAACATTATCAGGGTCATCCATTACAGATCTAAGATGTGATTCAGATACAGTTTTAATTCTATCTAAACGCTCTGAGAATCTATTATTTCTAATAGAGTTAACGTCTGAATGAATAGAAGACGTAGATACAGAAGTATGTTGAGCTAACTCCTTTACAAGTAAATCTCTTTTGACTGCTGTTTCTTCAGAAGCAATAATAGGTATCATTTTTTGACAGATGTAGTCAGGCGTTTCATTTTGACCAAATGAGTTTAACTGCCATTGAAAGGCAGTTAAACGTGTTAAGTTATGAAAATGACTAGCGTCGTCTTTGTCAAATAAATACTCATCAGGATCTTTAAAGCCTTCAGGACCTTCTACTACAAAAGCATTGATACCAGAAGTAACTTTAAGTATATTTTCTAATACACGATGGGTAGCAGCAAATCCTGCTTGGTCCCAATCAAAACAAAGGTAAATCTTTTTAATACCTATTTGTTTTAAATACAATAAATGAGATTCAGTAAATGCAGTACCACAAACAGCTACAGCATTTTTAATACCTAAACGGTAGAGCTGCATGAGGTCACCAGGGCCTTCTACGATGTATAGACCATACTTCTTTGCATCTCTGTATGCCACGTCAATACCCATAAGAGCTTTTGATTTTTTATACAAATCGCTTTCTGGAGTATTAACGTATTTAGGTATAGTATTATCTTGTTCTGATAATTCATTACGACAGATAAAACCAATAGTTCTTTTAAGATGATCTCTAATAGGGAAAGTAATTTTATCTTTACCAAAAAAAGATTGATACTTAGTTTTAATAAACGAACTATCATTAATAAATGAAGAAGACCAGCCAAGATCAAGAAGTTGCTCTAAAATAATTTCTTGATCGATAGAACCTAAACCTAAATAAGGTTGAATCCAATTGCGATCCTTAATATAGCTGTTTTCACTCATCTTTTGAGAAGCCAATATATTACTAATATCTTCAGCTAATTTATATAAAGAAATACGTTCTTTCTGTTGCGGTGTGAGGGCACCTGGAGAGTAAGGTATATCCAAGGTGTCGCAAAGAGATGGAATGGTAACAGTGAGCCATTCAGCACCATTAGTAGGTAAGTTGTCAAAGTGATTGGCTACAGAAAAGATATCACCGTAATAACCGCAACTAAAACATTTAACTGTTTGATTATCTGTTTTAGGATTCAATGACATACTAGGATTAGTATCATCATGAGCAAAACAAACAAATTTTTTGTAAGGATCAAAATCCTTACCAAGTTTAATTTGTAGATACTCAGGTAGTTTCTCTCTTAGTAAAGAAACTACCTCGTCAATATCTGTTATATACATTTTTAAATTTCCTTTATTCGACAAGTGAAAGAGGTAGCTACAGATTCAGAAGCATAATATGTTGCAAAATCTATAGCGGAAATTAAATCTGACAGTTGAAACTGTTTAAAACAATTATATAAATAAGAAGTGAGAGATCCGATAAACACATCTCCAGCACCTATAGTGCATATAGGTAAATTATTTTTAACTTTGCAAGAATAAATTAAATTACCTTTGTGAAATAAATTAACATGTGTTGAGTAAGTCACTATAAGATAATCAAATAGTTCTATAAACTCAGTATTAAAAACATCTGTAGATGCGAGTTTAAGAATTTTAACTTTAGCATGTACGATATAGTCTCTTAATAAAGAACAATACTTTGAGTCTAC